GTAGAGAACCATATTCTGAGTGGTTGTTAAAATGTACTGGTAAGAGGTATCGCTATGCTCAGAACAGTTAAACTTTACGGAGAACTCGCAGAGTTTGTCGGACATAAAGAATTAGACGCAGTAATAACTTCTACTGCTGATGCCATGAGGTTTCTGGTTAGTAACTTTCCAGGGTTGGAAGCACACATGGCAGATCGTTATTATCAGGTGTTAGTTGATGATTACGAGATAGGAGAAGAAGATATACATAATCCAATAGGACAATCAGATATTAGTATTGTTCCTGTGATTACTGGTGCTGGTGGAGGTGCTAAAAAGTTTCTACTAGGTGCAGCCTTGATAGGAGTTGGAGTCTTATCAGGTGGAGCGGCTTTTGTTGGAGGAAGTTTTACTGGTGTAGGGTTTTTAGGAGGTGCGACTGCTATAGCTGGGAATGTAGGTATTGGTCTTGCTCTGATGGGTGTTAGTGAAATGCTATTTCCTTTGCCAAAACCACAGGAGTTTAGTAACGAGCAAGATCCCAGAATATCATTTAGTTTTTCTGGAGTGCAAAATACTAGCCGTGCAGGAACTAGCCATCCAATCGTTTACGGAGAGATTATCACTGGATCGGTTGTAATATCAGCAGGAATTGACACTAATCAGGTATCAGCATGACGGATAAAATTATTAGAGGAGCAGGTGGCCCACCACCCCCACCACCCTCACCTACAAGAGCACCAGATACATTAAATAGCAGACAGTTTGCATCAATACAGGATCTATTGTCTGAAGGGGAAATAGAGGGTTTTGCTACTCCCTCAAAAGCAGGGTTATCTAAAGGATCTACAACTTATAACAATGCTGCATTAAAAGACATATTTTTAAATGATACTCCTATTCTCAATGCAAATGCTAATAATACAAATCCACAAACAGCAGATTTTAACTTTCAAAATGTAGGATTTACACCTCGTTTTGGAACGTCAAATCAACTTCATGTTCCAGGAATAGAGGGTAGTCAATCAACAACTGCTGTTGGAGTTACAGTTACAAATTCTTCTCCTGTCACTCGTCAGATAACTAATACTGCT